ATGAAGCTTTGGATAAAAACACTTCTCATGCTTGGAAGTATTATTTTAGTAACGGCAATTGCTGCAGGCGGATATACATTAACCGTTCTGAACAGTACAACAAAAGCCTTTAAAATGACTTACACTAATGCTGGGAATAAAAAGACAGAACAAGTCATTCAGGCAACTGAACCTCTAACAATCCTACTTATGGGGGTTGACACAGGAGGCGAAGGGCGTGGAACTTCCGATTCATGGAATGGGAATTCTGACTCACAAATTCTGATGACGCTTAATCCTAAAACGCACACGACAACAATGGTTTCAATTGAACGTGATACGATGACTAACATTTTAGATGCTGACGGAAACATTGTTTCTAAGCAAAAAATGAATGCAGCATATCCCTTAGGTTATAACTCAGGGTCATCTTCTGACGGTTTAAAAAATGCCGTAAGTTATGCTATGAAAACTATTAGTGCTCAGACTGGTATTAATATTGACAGTTTTGCAACAGTCAATTTTGATGGGCTAGTCAATATGGTTGATAATGTTGGTGGGATTGATATTAACAATACCACAGGCCAAACTCTCTATATTTCAGATACAGAGCCGCAATATACTGCGAAAGTTCCACCTGGAAAACAACATATTAATGGTGACCAAGCCTTAGTTTATACCCGTGACCGACATCATTTACCAAATGGTGACTATGGTCGGGCAGCTCACCAACGTGAAGTCATTGCAGCACTCATGAAGAAAATTTTAGCCTTAGATAATATCACACGCTATGAACAATTTTTGAATGAAGCCTCAAAAGATTTTAGAACTAATATCCCAATTAATGCTTCAACAATTACTTCATTACTAGGTTATAAAGATTGCTTTAACAAAGTAGTTTCTATTCAATATGAAGGCGTTGGTGAAATGGTTGATGGTGCTTCTTATCAATTTATGCCAACAGATATTTATCTCGCGATGCAAAATATCATGAAGAAATCGCTTGATGAATCAACAGTGACCACTTTGCCAAGCAGTTTGATTACTTATGAATCAGTTTTTGGCTCAGGAACAGCACCTTTTTATTATCTTCCGTCAGCTACTGTAACTGAAAAAGGAAAATCAACGGTGACTTATGGTGTTGATACGCAAGGAAATCTTGTTTCTTTGAATTCTAAAAATTCAGGGAATTATGTTTCGACAAGTGGTGGCTCAGTTCAATCAGATTCAAGTTCGGGCTCCTCTAGCTCATCAAGTGATTCCACGGCAATCTCAAGTTCTGATTCTACTTATCAACAAGATAATACTTACAATGATGGCTATAATAATAGTAATGACAGTACAACATCTAGCTATGGAACAGATGATACAAACACAGGGAACTATGGCTACGGTACAAGTCAATAATTGAAAAAAATAAGAGAATATGATAAACTTGTTTCTGTCAGTAATTTTAGCTTAAAAATTTACTGACAGAAATAATTTGGTCCGATAGCTCAGCTGGATAGAGCATTCGCCTTCTAAGCGAACGGTCGAGGGTTCGAATCCCCCTCGGATCATGGTGCCAAACCTCGCCTTGCCTTCGTAGCAAGGCTTTTTTGTTGCTCTTTTTATGATTTGTGCCAAATTTGTGCCAAATCACTTATTGTTTATTTCACTAAAGATTTTTTTGATATTCTCATTATCTTTTTCTTCAAGCTCTTTTAGGATATGGGAATATACTGACATCGTCACGTTCAAACTGCTGTGACCGAGCCTTTTAGAAACATATAAGATATTTATTCCTTTATAGAGCATTGTAGAAGCGTGAGTATGTCTTAATCCGTGACAAGTAATTGTTTTTTCAAATCCCAGTTTTTTACACATATTTCTTAGCTGTTTATTGAGTGAATTATTAGTTATCAATCCATTCTTGATGTTGTAGAATACAAAAGGGTGTTCTGGCTCAATTTCGAGCCGTTTTAAAAGCTTTTCTTGCTGTTCCTTATAACTTGTCATGACTTGCAAAGTCGAGCTATCAACGGCTAAAAAACGTACAGACTGGTCATTCTTAGTTGGCGCAAAATTATTTTTATAAATATCCCAAGTTCTTTTTACGTATATCTGTCCTTTTTCAAAATCGACATTATCCCATGTCAATCCCAAAAGCTCACTAAATCGCATACCAGTCATGGCAGCAATGTATATCATGAACGATGAGGCGTAAATAGGATTAATTTTTTCTTTAGCTAGTGCAATTAATTTTGTGAAGTCCTCAAAGTCTAAATATTTTAATTCAGCACTTTTTGAACCTTTTCCTCCTTTAGAAATAGCTCCTTTTGTAAAATCATTTTTTATAATAAAATCATCAAGTAAATTTTCTAAACTCGCTCTTACATGAACATTGATTTGTTTTACAGAAGAATCGGAATGCCCTTCAGCAAATTCATTTAACATCTCTTGATATTTCACACGGTTCATTGTTTTAATAGTTGCTGTTGAAAAGTGCTTTTTTAGAACAGATAGTGTGTACAAATACTTTCTGTAAGTTCCGTCTGATACTTTACCTTTTTTGAATATTTCTATCCATTGCTTGAAATGGTCAGTGAGTAAAATATCCTGACTAACAGTATAGAAGCCTTTAGCAAGGTTAGCTTCAATTTCACCAGCTTCTGAAATCGCATCGGCCTTCTTGGGAAAACCGCTCTTTCTAAGTTTTTTATATTTACCGTCAGTATCTTTATAAGATATTTCGTATTGCCAGACTTTACCTCGTTTTATATATCTTGCCATTGTTGCTTTTTATACCTCATTTCTGATAAAATGGTATAGTAAAAAGCTTATTAAAAGCTTTTATACTATTTTATAGTTTAAATCCACCCTCGTCCGACCAAAGATAGGGTGGATTTTTTATTTTATTTAAGCAACTTTGCTTTTTGAATTTCAAATTCTTCTTGAGAAATAGCACCTGAATCAAGTAATTCTTTAAATTTCTTTAATTCATCAGCTATACTGGTAGTTGATGAATTAATTTGCATTGATTTTGAATAAATCTTTGAATTAGTATTGACCTGATTAATGAACTTCATGGCTTTATCAATATCTTTTTTGTCTCGTTTAATTTCAGCAGTCCAAACAAAATCAGGTCCTTCAATAGTAAGGTATTTTTCACCGCCTTTTTTCTTTTTTGCAGCAAAAGCAAAAACACCCAGTGCTACAAGTCGTGTCATTGTCACACGGCTTTGAAGTTCTGAACCAGATTCTAGTCTTGCAGTAACATCGTTAAGCGGCTTTTTTTCAAATCCTTTGCTAATAGAATCTTTACTCAATTTAAAACCAAAATTAGAAATTGAAGAAGGAATTAGTGATGCACCAGCATTTTTTAGTACATCGGTTTGTGTTCTATTTTTTATTTCTTCCATTTTTTGATGGTCTTTTTTTGCATCAAAATATTCATTGAAAGATTTTGCTTTTAATAGTTCTTTAAATCCCATAATTTCTCCTTGCCAGTTTTGTGATGGCGCACGTTATTTACTTACCTTTTTAACGAGGTTCAAGATATTGCTCGTATATTTAATTATAAATCAATTTCTACTTTGACAGCTTGCCCAATTACAGCTGCTGGATTGTCTTGTGTAGCAAATTGGTCTTTAAATTCTTTATTGATTGACACAAGTCTCAAGCAATCTATTTCATGATAAACTTTTTTTAATGTTGCCTGACAATCATCTTGGAAAAGAACAGCTCCAATAGTACCGTCGGTCACATCAGGAACAGCTTCAATTAAAACATAAGCTCCATATGGAATCTTTGGTTCCATGCTATGCCCATCAACCATTAACCAATAATAATCACGAGCAGATGATAAGAAGTGTGCAGGTACCGGTCTTGTACCGTCGAAGTTTTCTACTGCATCAAGAGGAAGTCCGGCCGCTATCCTACCAAGAATAGGAACATCTACCATATCTTCATCAGGTTCATATTCCATAGTATTTGCAGGCATAACGAAGTTTTCTAAAATCTTCCTGCTTATATATGGTGGCAAATCATCAGGTATTTTATTAATTGGAATCACTTTAGATTCTTTTTCCTTTTCCTGTTTTTGCTCATCTAATTGATTGGTTGCAGTATTTAAAACAATTTTCTGACGTGGCTCTTCAAGCTGTGAACTGATTTTATTTATTTCGGATAGAGTTGTAGAAAGGTCAGAAGCACCATACATTAATGTATCAGGATCAGTATTAAATAGATTGACCATTTTATCAAAATCTTCAACCATGGGACTTCTAACCCCTTTTATCCATTTAGAAATAGCTGACTCAGATTTTCCTAGCTTTTCGCCAAACTCTTTCATTGTCCAACCATTCTCTTTTCTGAAATAATCTATCATTTCAGGTAGTCGTATTTTTTTCATACACTAATTATAGTACAAACAACAAAACTTGTCAATTTGGAAAGTTTTAACTTGACAAATTGGACAGTTAAAGTTATAATTAACTCATAAAGTCAAACAAGCGAACAATCATGGAGCATTTAGTACGGCAGACGGAACGAGCTCAAATGACGGTACACGACGTATCCACCGCGACGTAAGTAGCAAGTTTGGCAAATAAAAAGCCCCATAAGGGCGGTGTTAATGCTTTAATCTATTTTTTATTGATAAAATCATAACTTTAGCCATTTTTTCGGCATCCGCAACACCAACAGTTATTGCATAAGTCATAATTATATTTAAAAGTAGACTAATTATTTCTTGACTTACATATCTACCAAATTCTTCTTTTGTTGCAAAGGGGGTTATTAAACCATGAAAGAAGCCTTTATCAAGTTTTTCTACTTTGGAGTTCAAATCAATAGTCATATCATTTACTATTCTATTTGGTTCTTGTTCTACCTGATTATTTTTAAATTCATTAGAATTAAAATTTTCCCTATCTTCATTGCTCTTGCTAGTCTCATTCCAATTATCAATGAGTTCATCATCAAGCGTAGGATTAGAACTAATGAGAGATGGATTAGAGAAGACTCCAGAAGTATAGAGAGAAGCAAACGACGTTTGAAGCTCTTGCAAGATAGACTTATTTCTATTAATAGTCTCAAAGACTGAGTTAATTTGGCTTTCTGAAAGAATAGTCGTTAACTGTTTAACAGAGGCGAATATTTCTGGATCTATTTTCGGTAAACTAGCAATAGAAGCTGATATATGATTTATTGTAGGAATAGAGCTAAGAACATTTATTGTGGGAAGAATTTCTTTATTAATAGTCGAATTTAATATTCCTAAATTTTGAATTTCTTTCATCGGTTCTAGTGCTTTGGAAATTGTAGTCATACTGCTTTTGAGACTTTTTAATGCCTCGTCGTTAAAAGGCGACGTTAAATAATCTTTGTTCATAAATTCTCCAATATATTTTTATTTTGAACAAAACCACCAGCCGCGGTATTTCATTCAATATAATTATATCACGGAGTTATGATATCGCTCACAATGAGCAGGGAAGACTGGCGAACAGGTTCGATTCCTGAACTTCCCTTACTGCGAAAGCAGAAATTTATAACACAGAAAGGAGCCAGTATGGCAGAGAAAAAAACTTATGAGCCACTAGATGAGTTATTAGACTCTTCAGGAATGAAGTATAAAGTTATCGCAAAAAAAATTAACGTTCCCTATACAACATTTTATAAGTGGCGTATCAACCCATCTAGAATAGATGCTGTTTCAGCAGCGAACATTGCAGAGGTTATTGGAGTAGATTTAACTGATGTTATTTTCGTGCTGAAAAATTTTAATCAAAAACTTGACAAATTGGCTAGTTAGAAAGGATTCAAAAATGAATCAATTAATTACAATCACACAAAACGAAAACAACGATCAAGTAGTAAGCGGTCGTGAACTACATGAATTTTTAGGAGTAAAAACACCATACACACAATGGTTCAAAGATATGTGCAAGTATGGATTCATTGAAAACATTGACTTTGTATTGGTTTCAGAAAAAAGTGAAACCAATAATCCTAGAAATCCATTTACAACTATTATCAATCACGCTCTTAAACTTGACATGGCAAAAGAAATTTCCATGATTCAGCGTAACGAAAAAGGGAAACAAGCCCGTCAATATTTCATTGAAGTTGAAAAAGAACTCAAACAACAGCTTTTACCGCAAACTCCTGAACAACAAATTGCATTACTTGCTCAAGGTAACGTGAACTTAAATAAAAAAGTTGAGCAAATCGAAAATTCAGTTCTTGATTTGACTGACCGATTCGGGCTTCCATCAAATAAAGCTAAAGTTTTGCAAAAGAAAGTAGCAAGCAAAGTTTATATGTTTACTGGCGGTAAGTATTCAAATGCTCATAAGAAATTAGGAGCTAAGGTATTCAGAGAGTTTTATAAAGATTTGAACAATCGCTTCGATGTTGTGAAATATAGCGATATTCCATTAAGTCGTTATGATGAAGCAACAGAATATCTTGACATGTGGCAACCATCATTCAATACAACGCTTGAAATTCGTGGATTGAACTCACAAACCAGTTTTGATTTTGAAGCTTAGAGAGGAAAACACATGGAACAAACACTTGAAGTACAAGCGACTATTTCAGTTTTAATTCCAGAAGATAAGATTCTTGTAGATAAAGTTGAATATCAAGAGCTTAAAGAAAAAGACTTTGACGGTTGGGTTGGTATGGATGTATTCATAAAAAAATCAAACCGCTCAAGAACAACTATCAAAAACTTGTTAAACCGTCCAGAGATGATAAAAAAGTTATCCATAGAAAATGGCGGTTGGGTATTTTATCCGGCTGATGCTGGCAAATGGTCATTTCATTATAAAGAGATGATGGAATTTATAAACAATGAATTTTATCAGAAATTTTCAGGAGGGAGTGGGCTATGACCTACACATACATAGTCAACCCAGAAACGGGGTAAATCCTGTTTGACCTATTTCACGACTTAATCACACAAAACATTCGAGCAATCAAGCTCATTGCTAAGAAGTTAAATGCGGTACTCCGGTAGAAAAGAGAGATTTTGAATAAAGAAATAGAAAAGTTAGCTAACAACTATAAAGAAATAATTAACAAAACATCAGATCTTGCTTTGAAGCAAAATGATGGTGATATAAGAAAAGCTCGCAAATGGCTAAAAGAGCAACTGTTTTATACAGCTGATAGGGCCACAAACGAGCTTATCAAATTATCAATAGATAATATTTTAGATTACCACGGTGTTTCTTCTAACGAAACAATTGCTGAAGTTTTATAAGTATTTTTAAAATCTAGTCCGATAGCAAACCAGTCAGTACTACCAAAAAGTCCCATCAGCCCAATATGTTGATATGATGTTCCTAAATCTGGAGAGTCTATGTTAGAACCTGAAAAAACTCCTTCGGCATAATATCCATCAGGATCTTTATCTAATGAATTCCAAGCGCTTATTCTGGTTTCTTCAGAAATAACGATTGACTCACCATTAGAAAAATGTACTTTAACAGACATCAACTTTCCTCCTTTCCATAAAACTAAGCAAATACCGCAAATATCTGCTCACAGTAATTATAGCACTCGGAGGATTAAAACACATACATAGAAAGGAAATTAATGCACACACAAATTATGAATGGACGAGAAGTCCTGACAGTTCCAACAGTCATTGGATATAAACATTATGACTTAGAAAAAAGAGAAGTAGTTGGAGAAGTTATTGAATCTACTTATCGAAGAAAAGACGGAACAATGTACATTATCCGCAGATCACGAACAGAACGAGAAAAAGCTGCTATGCTCAATTCGTGCTTGTCTGACTGGGGATATTAGTATGAGCAAACAACAAAAAAGCCCTGCATGGCACGCAGAGCAAGTAGGAAATTCGCCAAAACTTCTACTTAAATTATACCACGAATGCCTAGAAAATTGAAATGGAGAATTGAAATGGACTTACAACTTATACCAGTAGATGGCGATGGACAAAGGGTTGACTTGAATCCATCGGCTATAAAAGATATGGATAATGTCACACTTACAGAGTTCTTAGCTCAGGCAAAGATTATAGCTGACCTTTATAAAAAGGGCGAAACTGAGGTTAAAAAACGGCTTGATGAAGGCCAACAATTTAATCGTTTAAGCTACGGCAAAGCATCCGAACGAAGAGTTTTAAAAATGAATAATAAACAGAAGCGTGATTTAGTAATTTCTCGAGGTTGGGATTGTGTAGAACCAATTCCATTGGGCAAATTAATAGAAAAATTCGGTAAAGATATCGAAAATGAATTGCCAGTAGTAACTACTAAAAATAATCCACCTCTTAAATGGGATGCGTGAGGTTCAATAAATGAAAATTACAAAAGCAACTGACTTAAGTCGGACTGATAACTGGCGCATCTTATTGTATGGTAAGCCTGGACTTGGTAAGACGAGTGCAATAAAAGGATTGCCTGGAAAGACGCTAGTTCTCAGTTTAGATAATTCACACAAAGTGTTGGCAGGTATAACAAACATTGATGTGAGAACAATTGACGAAGAAGGGAAAATTTCTTTTGATAAAGAAAATCCTGACAAAGATATTAAAACATTCATAAGAGAAGTTGATGGAGTTTTAGATCAATATGATAATTTGGTGATTGATAATTTTACTAGTTTTCAATCAGATTGGTTTGTTGAACGTGGAAAAAATTCAAAGAATGGAATTTCAAACGAAATCCAAGATTGGGGTCAATGGCCTAATTATTTTTTGCGGATATTAACAACCTTATTCAATAAACCATTGAATGTATATGTAACAGCTTGGGAAGATACAAGAGAAATCTCTGCGGAAGATGGACGAGTATTTACCCAATTTGTGCCAAACATTCGTAAACAAGTAGTCAATGAACTTACAGGCTGGACAGATGTTGTAGGTCGAATAATAGTAAATCCAAAAACAGGAAACAGAGGAGTGATATTAGAAGGCGACAATAGTGTTTATGCTAAAAATCGCTTAGATGACCGTAAAGCGTGTAAAATTGAAGATTTATTTAAATTTGGTCAACAATCAAAACAAGAAAACACAGAAAACGGAGAACAAAAATAATGAAATTTAACAGAAACGAAATGAGCGCACTTTCAGGACAACAATTCACAGTAGGAGCGCATATTGCAACAATTACTGATGTTAAAAATCAACAATCTAAAAATGGCGATCCAATGTTCAAGTTTGATATTGAAGGTAATAATGGAGAAACTGCAAATAATTGGTTTTTGTTTGGTAAACCTTGGTCAGACGGCAACTTGCAAAGAATCCTTGTAAGTATTGAAGATAACAACCAAACCATTGCGCCGATTGATTATGGACACAACGAACAAACACTTAACTTCTTGAAAAATAAACGTGTATTTATTTTAGTAAAAGAACGAACTGGGACATATATTGATAAAAACGGAGATGAGAAAGCTGCGACAGGTACTGAAATTAAAACTTTCTTGTCACGACCAGAATTTGCTTCTTTCGGTGGAGGTCAGCAAACACAGCAAAAAGCTAATGACCAATTTGGTGGGTCACCAATGGAAATTTCAGACGACCAACTACCATTCTAATAAGTGCTGGAGGGTGGCGTAACGACCGTAAAGTCCATGAGTATTCAGTGCCTGCACATAAACACTCATCGCCAGCTTTTAATTTGAAAAATAAAACTTGAAATAAATATAGAAGAAAGGAGTATAAGGATTGGCAAGACCAACAAAACAAGGAATTGACTATTATCCTAAAGATGTAAAAGCAAAATATGATACCAAATTTAAGTACGTAGAATCAAAGAACTCAGTGATTGCTAGACTTGTAATTTACGAATTATGGGATTTAATTTATGCAGAAAATGGCTACTTTTTAAAGTTTGATAATATCCAAAGAGTTTTATTCTTAGGAGATTTACCAATAAATGATGAGCAGCTCACAGATATTTTAGATAGTTGCTTTGAAATTGGATTATTTGAAAAGAGCCTTTTCGATAAATATCAAATACTTACATCTGAAAGCATCCAAAAAAGATATATGGAAGCTGTAGGTCGCAGAGCTAAAGTTCCTATAATTTCCTCTTACTTTTTATTGCCGAAAAACAGTTATCGCAACATTAACTTAGTTAATGACTACATTAACTCGATAAATGATGACAATAACTTGATTAATGACAACATTAATCCACAAAGTAAAGTAAAAGAAAGTAAAGTAAATAAAAATAAAGAAAAAGAAAATAAAGAAAAGGAAAACAAAACACGTAATCAAGAAATCTTTTCTCGCTTTTTCGAACTCTTTTCAAACTTTAATAAAAAAAACATTTCCAAAAGAGCAATGGCTTTGCAAGTTTTTCTTGACTTACCCCAATTCCAAAAAGATTGCATTGTAAAAGGCGCTGATAATTACATCCAAGATTATATAAATAATCATTCGGATGACCCAGACGGTAACTATAGTGTTAATCCTTATGAGTTTTTGGATAATGTAATGTTCATGAATTACCAAGAAGAAGTGAAAGCAGATACTGGATATGATGAGGAGCTGGGATTTTAAATGATTGATGAAGAAAAAAACAAAGACGGAATGCTCTGGTATCAATTAAAACGTGCAGTACCAACTGGCTTATTTTGTAAAAATCATCCAGATACTGAACTGAATAGATTTACTCATCCAGCTTCTACAAATTACGACCCTTTAATTCATGGTGAACTTACTTCTGACGGATTACAGCTTTCAAGTATGGCATTTTGTAAAAAGTGTGACTTGGAAGGTGTCTATCAAAGAAAACAACAATCAAGTGCTGAGCGAAGAGCAAATGAGGATTTCTTGAATAAAAGCAAGTATGGAAAATATAGCTTGCTTAAAACACAAAGCCTTGTGGGCAAAAAATCGCTCTGGTTTGCACGTTTCAATACTTTTAAGGTAAATGGCTTAGAAGAGCAAAACGTGTTGAATCAGGCCCAAAGAATAGCCAGAGAGTACACTCAAGGTCAAAGATTTAACACTGTGTTTGTTGGTGGAGCTGGTAGAGGGAAATCTCACTTAGCAATGGCTATTTTGCAAGAGGTTAATGAGAATCTCAAAGATGATAAATTTTCAACGTTATTTATCAATATTAGTGAATTGATTCGAGAGATAAAAAATAGTTGGAATTACTCTGATACCAAAGCAGAAGAAGAGCGACTGACAACATTAATGCGAACAGTTGATTTGCTTGTTATTGATGATTTAGGAACTGAAAGTACGTTTTCTAAGGATAATAGCTGGGTACAAGGTGTTATTTACAATATTTACAATGCAAGAGAAGGCAATACGATTATCACGTCAAATCTTACTGGTAAAGAAATGCGTTCATCTTATGACGATAAAATAGTTTCTCGAATCATGGAAGGCTCAAAAAATAGTGTCATCAAATTTGAGGGAATTACTGACAAGAGGAAAAGTAAATGAAAACAATAATCATTGAGCAGTGGGAAAACGAGCATTACCCACTTGGAAGTATTAAAAAGCAGAAGCTGGCAGAGAAATCTGAGCATGAGATTCTTTTTATCCTTAATCGCATGGCTCAGATGCCAGCAATTGTTAGATTTGGAGAAGCAAGTGAAGTTTGAATTTGAATTATATCGGGCTATCAGTAAATCAAAAGATGTTCCAAAAAGTAAAAAATTGATTTTGAATTCTAATGACAGGATGCATTTCCACCAAAAAGCGAAAATAATTCAAGAATTAAAGAGAATTACTTTTAATCAAGTGCGAAATCCATTAAACAGCTTAGAGAAATTGCCGTTATTTGATAGCACACGGGCTTGTAGCGTTACGCTGACAGTCTTTACACCAACCAAACGAAGAAGTGACCCAGACAACTTACAACCGACCTTAAAAGCGATTATGGACGGCTTTACAGAATCAGGGCTTTGGTCAGATGATAATCACGAAGTAGTTAAATTTACAAAATATCAATATGGCGGACTTTCTGGAACAAAAGCTTATCGTCTTGAAGTTGATATCGAGGAGGTTTGAATGACAGCGTTCAGAATCATACCAACTGTTAAATTGTTTAACTTAGCTAAGAAAGCAAGATATGACGGTTATGGAAGTAATTTGGTTTATATCACAGTTAGAACTAAAGGAAGTCATGAGCTGGTTGAAATTTATCGAGATATTAAATCTGTTTTCAACAACGGAAAAGATATGACTTGGAATCAACTGTTTAATTTTATGGATAAGCAATTGACAGAATCATTAGTTGTGTTTGAATAGCTCTAATTCATGAAAATTACGGTTACATTGAGCGCTTAAACCATTTCATGGATAATTTATCACGAACTAGGCAAAAGCGCTTAGAAAAAGAATAAAGGCAATAAAATGAATGATGAAAAATTGTTGGAACTCCAAGAATTATTTATAAAAAGATTGAATGAATTATTCCCTTACAAAAATGGAGGGAAACACAAAGATTTTAGTCGGCTTGATGAATTGAATTTATCAACCGAAGACAGAAAACATATCACTATGAGTGCTAATGCGATATTTAAAGCTCGCAGAATCGCTCCAATTCGTTCGCTGACATTGATAGGTCCACTCTTTAGCCCTGACGAGTTCAAGTTGTTTAAAGAAGCTTATGACTATCAGATAGATAAAGCTAAAGTAATTCGCAATGAACGTGCCAAGACGATTCACGCTTACCGAAAAACTATTGGGCGAAGTCCAAAGCCCTTTAGTGGTGGTATTGACAAGGAAAGCTTAATAACAACTGCAGATGGCGAAGAAGTCAAAATTATTAAGCAACTTGAATCAGGTAACTACATTGTAGAATTTGACAATGAAAAAAGACTTCTTGGCCGTGATGACATGAAACTGGCTAAAGCAAAGTATGTAGATTTGATATAAGAAGGAAAATTAGATGACAGTTGAAAGTTTACTAAAAACAATTTCAGAAGGAATGACAGTTAATGTAAAAGATTGCTATGGAAATATGATTATCCGTTTTAAATTTGGAGATGATATCGAAGTATTTTCTGCAAGTTTCCTTTTCCATAAAATCAAAAAAACTGAAATTAAAAATCAATTCGATTTAAATATTTATTTGGAGGACACGAAAAATGACTAAGTTTGAAACAGCGAACGAATTAATATCTTTTGTTAAGAAAAAAGAGTTGAAACGTGGTTTCTATCAAAAAGGAAAAAGAATCCAATGGTTAGTTGGGTTTGATATGTTGGGATTTATGCAAGTTACAACTCCAGCACAGGTCAGAAAGTCACGGAGTGGTTTTAATTGCAGTGTGACTAATTGGAATGTTTTGCTAGAAGAAAATTTTCCAAAACTTGATTGGTTTCTGTCGGCAAAATATATTGGAACAGAATTGGAGAAATGAAAATGACTAAGTTTGAAGAAGAAGTAAAAAGACCAAAAAAAGCATATATTGACCCATTTTCTAAAAGAGATGTAGATTTCACTGGAGTAGCTAAAAAATTTACAGAAGGTGCTCAAACATTAAAAGAATGGAAAGAATATGCATTCCTTCTTGAAGATAAGCTGAAACTCAAACAGCAACCCCTGCCAGTCGTGCCTGATTTCATCGGTAAGTTAATCAATACCTTTGGCGCCCCTGAAGATGGCAAGTATATTAACTATTCAGCAAGCTATCTTGAAAATCAAAAGGAATTAGATTGGATTGATAATCATCAAAAAACGTGGTTAACTGCTCTGCTCATTGGTTTCACGGTCGAAAAACCGCAGCTGTTCTATTTGAGAGATGAGTTAACCGGACAATTCCTTGCAAAGGATAATCGGTTTAAAGACAAGGATAGATACTTTTTTTGGACTGGAGAAGACCCACTTACGCATTCTATTGGCACAGCGTGGAAATTATCATTCACCCAGCAAGAAATCGACAGCATGCAAACTGGGAGCTATGAGCTTGTGCCTGTGGAGGACGGAGAATGAAAAGACAATTTAAAAAACTAGATGGAAATGCGACTATTCCAGAACGAGCGACAAAACATAGCGCAGGATATGACATTTCAGCAAGCGAAACAGTTACGATTCAACCTGATGAAATTAAAATGGTAAGCACTGGGCTAGCTGTTCAACTTGGAGATGATGAAGTATTGAAATTATACGACCGTTCAAGTAATCCAGTTAAGCGTGGCATTGCATTGATTAATTCAGTAGGAATTATCGATTCAGATTACTATCCGCAAGAATTTAAAGGCTTATTTATGAACATCTCAAAAGAGCCTGTAACCATTTTTAAAGGTCAAAGAATAATGCAAGGGGTATTTGTCAAATACCTTACAACAGACGATGACAACGCAAATGGAAAGCGTACAGGCGGTTTTGGTAGCACTGGGGAGGTGTGAGAATGACAGATAAGTTAACTGGTAATTTTGATAAAAGAGAAGCTCTGAAAGTCACAATTCCTATGGAAGAATTTGACAAGCTTGAAAAACTGGCACTTTCAGCTCACACTGACAAACTTTCGGTTGAAAAACTCCAAGAAATTCGAGTAGAAGAGCTTAAAGATTTTAATTCAAAAATTTTACAAGCAGAACTTGAAAATCAGAAACTACAAAAAGAGATTGATGCTGCTAAAAAATATATTGAAGAATCTTATAAAGCAGATAAAGAAGACAATAAATTACTTGATCTAATTATTGAAGCTGTTGCAAAACTAAAATCAGATAACAAAACTTTGAAAAAGTATATCGAGCATGTTATTGGAACGATTAAACATGATGGGCATTTAGGAACGATTCAAACAGACTGGATTTTGCCTGATTTAAAAAAAGCACTCGCAGCGATTGGAGGGGATAGATGACAATTACTGAACAACAATTCTATGACATGCTCAATGTTGATGAACACATGAATTTTACAAATAGAATCCAAGAGCTTGTTTTTGATAAAAAAGGACGTGAAGAATTTTATTCTAAAATCTTAAATATCCACCATGACATGGGCATTGATTTCTTTAGAGACTATTTTATGGCTCATTCAGCTGTTTCAGCAAAAGGGCAGCATTATACACCAGATGAACTTGGTAAGCTCACAGCGTTGCTTGTAGGTGGTTCTGGAGGTGCTGATTTAACTGGAGCAGGAACAGGAACTCTAATTATCCAAAAATGGCAAAATGATCGAATGAATGCAGACTTTTTTAACTATTTGCCGAGTAACTATTGGTACCAGGCATTAGAATTATCGGATGAAGCTATTTCATTCTTGATTCATGCCTTTGCAATCCGAGGGATGAATGGTGTAATCATTCATGGTGATGCATTGGAAATGGCCGTGAAGCAAGTTTATTTCATTCAAAACAGTGCTAATAATCCGATTGGTTTCTCAGAGATAAATGTTATCCCTCACAGCAAAGATGCAATGGAATTTTTAGGGATTCATGAATGGACGGAACAGGCAATTGAACATATTGAAAGTAAATTTCCTGACTGGATTCCACTCATAGAAGAAAAGAAAGGACAGATGAGTTTATTTGAATGAATTATTTCATGAATACTAAGGAGATTTGAATGACCGACAAACTAATATCTGGTCAATGACTGGTGGGGAGGGATTGAATGAATAATGAATTGCAAGAATTATTAATACAAATCATAAAAGCAGCAATGATTGCTATTCCAATTTGGGGACTTATTATCATGGCTTTTATCATATTCATTTTCAAAAATGATATTAAAAAATGGTGGAGGAATAGAAAATGAAACTTTTGTGTAAGCTGTTCGGGCATAAGTGGGAACCATTGCCATTTACAATGAGCGAAGACCGTTGCGTAAGATGCGGAGAAATACTCAAGCATAATGCTGGGTGCTTCATTTATGATTTCAACCGCTCAGACCTTGACGAGTCTGAGAACGTGAGAGGGGAGAAGAAATAAATGGATGAATTTGAATTAATTGAGTGTTTGGAATGCAAAAACGAATTTCTCATAAATTTGGATGAAGCGCCTTTAGGTTTCTATTGCCCATATTGTTCTACAGCTCACGAATGGGAGGAATGATGACAGAATACGCAAATCCGATAGTAAATGCTGCTGTCAAACTTGGTATGAATAAGAAAGAAGCTCTTTTAATGGCTGATAATACTGCAGAAATTGATTTTGAAGCCATTAGAAAACTTAATAAATCAGTTGAATATTTTCAAAGCGGACAGTTTCAAAAAGACTATGAAGCTGAGAAATGGCTTGATAAACATATGGATTGAGGTGGAGATGAAAAGATTTAGATTAGTAAGCAATTCGTTTATTGACCAAAATGGAGCACTTCGTTCAAAACAACAGTTTGTTGAAGCCGATAGTTTCGCTGATGTTATTGAATATATCGAAAGCAACGCAGGTTGGTACACTGGTATCAACGGAGCTTTCAAAGTCGCCTATATCGAGGAGGTTGTGGAATGAAAGATAAAGTTATCAAAGGGTTAATAAGAGTAACTTGTTTATCTATCTTTTACCTCATATTTGAACATATTTCTAGAAATTGGGGATTGGCTGAAACAAGACAATTTCTTTATATCTTAATTATGATTCTCTATTTATGGAAGGATAATTGAACGCAAAAAAAGCCCAAGCTGACCAAGCTTGAGCGAAATACTGAAGATTACTTCGATTTTTATTTTTAGTCATTAACATTATAGCACACATAACAATAATTCATACCAAAATAAAAATGCCCGAACTGACCAGATTCGAGCTTAATAGAACAATGTTTCATGGATAATTTTTATGGTCTAACAAATTATATCATACTGAGCTAGGAACTCGCTAAACTCAACTGGAGGAGAAAATGTTTAAAAAATCAGGAGAAATTATTGGTAATGCCTTTGTGTGGCTGCTATTTATAGCAATTTGCTTAATATTTTTAGGGTTATTACTCCGAATATTGCGCTTTATATGGTTTGGGTACTAAAAAACTCCACACTTGGTCAGTAGTATGGAGCAACTAATTATCAACTTAGTTCGTGTAATATATTTGACCAATGTATATTATACACTATTAAACAAAAAAAGCCCACTGCAATGGGCTTCGCAACTGAATTTCTAACTTAATTATACCACAAAAGGAGAATTTGATGAATGGCAGATAAGTTAGATAGAATTATTGGAGATTACGTTAATGGCAGACTTGAAGCCAGAATAAAATCAATTGAAAGCAGATATCTTTATAAGCAAAAAGTAGATAACTTAGGTATTCGTACGGCTTATTCTGGTGGTTCGGAACCTGAAAGTCATGTTTTAAATAAAGAAGCGCTTGAAAATGATGAGGAATTAATCAGATTAAGAGAATTGATAAGACAAATCGACATCTGGTATCTACCTTTGATTCAAGTTGAAAAGGAGGTAATAAGACTAAAATGTGAAGGATATAATGGCAGATACTGGTATCAAGTAATGCAAGAATTGGATGTTCAAGGATTTGAAGTTCCACAGAAGAAAGCTAAAGCTGCTTACTATAAATTTAGAAATGACATCTATTCTTTTGTTATTCACTTAATTTGAGAGGGACAAAATAGGCAAAAAAAGAATCGAAATTGCCCAAAATAGGCACCTCAACCCTTGTTTTTGCTGATATACTGGTATTATGAAGTAAAAGGCAAAAGCACAAAATATCATAAGTATCGGTTTGAATTTGCTTCATAAGCTTGTTAGGGTTCGACTCCCTGACTTGCTATTATATTTTATTACAGGTTGTCCAATGGGCAGCCTTTTATTGTTGGAAAGGAGATTAAATGCCAGTATTAGAAAATGCAAGACATGAAAAGTTCGTTCAATGCCTAATTTCTGGCATGAGTCAAAGACTTTCTTATCGTGAATCGTTCCCTAAAGCAAAAAGATGGAAAGACAATACAGTTGATAGTAGAGCAAGTGAATTAATAAAAGCCAGTGAGGTTTTGGGTAGGTATAAAGAACTTCAAGAAGAAGCTCAAGATGCTGCGATTATGACTCGTAAAGAGCGAATGGTCACTCTATCAGAGATAGCTAAAAACGCTGAAAAAGAAGCTGACATGATTAAGGCAATTGACACTCTTAATAAAATGGATGGCGATTATACAAGCAAAGTTGAGTTATCTGGTTCAGTCAAAACCAATCCTTATGTAGACTTATCGACAGAAGAGCTTAGAAAGTTGGTGAGTCGAGATGGATAAAATAGCGCTAGGGGCGAAAATCGAGCTGTCTAAGCGCTTTTTCTTTGATTACTGTAATCTCATCATGCCAAGCTTTTATAAACGAGATAGAGCTTATCTGGTGACAATGTGTGAAGAGTTTCAGTCATTTCTAAATGATAATGAGCATGATGTTTTGGTTTTGAATCTTCCGCCACGCCACGGAAAGTCTCTCACGCTTGGTAAGTTTGTAGAGTGGGTGCTTGGTAATGACCACACGAAGAAAATCATGACTGGTTCATATAACGAAATTCTATCAACAGTTTTCTCTAAAAATGTTCGTAACACTATTCAACAAAATAAAGCGGATGTGGATAAGATTGTTTACTCCGATATTTTTGATTCCAAGATTAAAGACGGAGATGCTGCGAAAAACCTGTGGAGTTTGTCAGACGGTTATAACAACTATCTGGCGACTTCTCCAACAGGTACCGCAACAGGTTTTGGTGCTGATATTATTATCATTGATGATGTTATCAAGAATGCTGAGGAAGCTAACAATGCGACAGTCTTAGAGAAACACTGGGACTGGTTTGTAAACACTATGCTTTCACGTTTGGAATCAGGCGGTAAAATCATAATCAATATGACTCGTTGGCATAGCGAAGATTTAGCCGGACGGGCTTTGCGTGAACTGCCTAATAATGGCTATCGAGTAAAGCATATTAATTTTAAGGCTTTCAATGAACAAACGAATGAAATGCTTTGTGATGACGTTCTGACTCTTAAAGATTATAAGCGCAAAGTTAAAACAATGGGTGCTGATATTGCCAGCGCCAACTACCAACAAGAGCCGATTGATGTCAAAGGGCGACTATACGGAGAGTTTCAAACTTACAACGCTCGTTCAGATTATAAAAAGATATGGAACTATTGCGATACTGCAGACACTGGGAAAGACTATCTCTGTTCGATTGTGTGGGGTGAAACATCAGAAGGATTTGCGGATGTGTTAGACATTATTTACACTCAAAAGCCGATGGAGTACACAGAAAACGCAGTTGCCAATCAATTAATTAATAACAGAGTAAATGCATCAAGAATCGAGCGCAACAATGGCGGTCGGTCTTTTGCTCGTTCTGTCAGGGATAAGATTCAAGGCAAAGTGGCTTGTGCTGTAGAAGATTTCTTCCAAGGAAATAATAAAGAAGCCCGAATTTATTCCAATAGTTATTGGATAGAGCAGCACGTTCGATTTCCTAATGACTGGCGGACTCGCTTTCCAGAATACTATCAAGCAATGACGACTTATCAACGTGAAGGTAAAAATAAACATGATGATGCGCCCGATGCAACAACCGGGATTGCTGAGACAATGACAACTCGTAAAGCAAAACTAAAATCTTTCAAAGGAGGATTCTAATTGAAATACAAACCACCTAAATTAATGACATTTCCAAAAGACGAACCAATCACAGTTGAAGTGCTTACCAAGTTCATGGAAAAACATAAATTAGAAGTTGCTCGGTATGAGTACTTAAAAAATATGTATCGTGGGATCATGTCGATTGATGATGAGCCAACAAAAGACCCTTGGAAACCAGATAATCGTTTAACTGTTAACTTCACTAAATATATCGTTGATACTTTCACAGGTTACTTCAATGGGATTCCAGTTAAAAAGTCTCATTCAGATAAAGAAATACTTTCTAAACTACAAGAATTTGATAATCTGAATGACATGGAAGATGAAGAGTCGGAGCTTGCAAAGATGGCTTGTATTTATGGTCGAGCTTTTGAACTCTTGTATCAAGACGAAGAGACTCGAACGAATGTTATTTATAACACCCCTGAAAATATATTCATGGTTTATGATGACACGATTAAACAAGAACCATTGTTTGCGGTGCGTTATGGTTATGATGATGACTATAAATTGTATGGTGAAGTTTATACCAAAGAAACAACCTATGCTTTAAATGGAACCATGGGATTTTACAACATGACTGAACAAGCGCCGAATCCTTTTGATGATTTGCCCGTTGTAGAGTTCTATTTCAACGAAGAACGAATGAGCATTTTTGAATCTGTTATTTCATTAGTCAACGCTTTTAATAAAGCTATTAGTGAAAAAGCAAATGACGTTGATTATTTCAGCGATCAGTACTTGGCATTCTTAGGTGCTGCAGTTGAAGAAGAGGACTTGAAAAACATTCGCAGTAACCGTGTTATTAATTACTATGGCGAGGGTTCCGAAGCGAAAAATGTGGATGTTAAATTCTTAGAAAAGCCTGATAGTGATTCTCAAACAGAAAATCTATTGGACCGACTGACTAAGTTAATCTTCCAAACAACAATGGTTGCGAACATCTCTGATGAATCTTTCGGGTCATCAAGTGGTGTCTCGTTAGCCTACAAACTTCAAGCAATGAGCAACTTAGCTTTGTCATTTCAACGTAAGTTCCAATCTTCTTTGAATGGTCGATACAAACTATTTTGTGAGTTAAGTACGAATGTTTCGAACCGAGATGCTTGGAAAGATATTGAGTACACCTTTACACGTAATGAGCCTAAAGACATTAAGGAACAAGCCGAGACTGCTAATATTCTAAAAGGTATTACTAGTGAAGAAACTGCTTTAAGTGTCATTTCTGTTATCCCAGATGTCCAAGCTGAAATGGAAAAAATCAAAAAAGAAGAAGCTTCTACAGCTATTTTTGACAAGGATAAGCAACCTAGTGAAAAGGGAACAGATACAGTAGTTTCTGAAACAAATGAGGAATAGTCTATGAAAACTCCTGATTACTGGAAAAAACGTGAGAAAGCTTGGCAAGAGCAACAAATCAAAGATGATACCAAACGCATGAAGCAAATCATGAATAAATTATTTGAAGCTCAAGAGGCTATTAAAAAAGAAATCAATGCCAACTGGCAGAACTTTGCGAATGGTCAAGGAATTTCTATCAGTGAAGCCATGAAACGTGCGGATAAAATGGATGTCAAAGCATTTGCCAATAAAGCTAAGAAATACGTAGAAGAAAAAGACTTTTCGCACCAAGAAAATCAAGTGTTGAAACTTTATAACTTGACCATGAGAGTGAATCGTTTAGAACTTCTGAAAGCAAATATTGGCTTAGAATTGATTGCTGTATTTGACGATTTGGACAAATATTTCTCAAAGAATTTAACTTCTGCAGCTCTCACAGAATTTGAAAGACAAGCCGGCATACTTGGCTTAAGTGTTCCCAAGAATGGTTATAACAGTCTAGTTGAATCAGTTCTTAATGGAAGTTATAAAGTTGAAGGATTTGCCAGTTTTTCTGATAAGCTTTGGCAGTACCAATTTGAATTGAAAGCTGATATTGAAAAACTTCTCATCCGGTCAGTGACTGGTGGAATCAATCCAAAAGCACTAGCCCCACAACTAAAAAGGCTAATGACAGAAAAGGGAAAGCTCAATGCCACTTACAATGCCCAACGATTACTAGTTTCAGAAACAACGAGAATTCAAATAGCTATTCAAGAAGAAAGCTATAAAAAAGCTGATATTGAAGAGTATGAGTATATTGCTGAACCGTCAGCTTGTCCTATCTGTGGAGCATTGAATGGTAAAATTTTCAAGCTTAAAGATATGTCGCCTGGTATTAATGCACCTAACATGCACCCGTTCTGTAGATGTAGCACAGCACCGCATATTGATGATAAAGGTTTATGGGATGATTTACTTGATAGGAAAGTAATCAGTCAAGATGAGTACAAGCAAGCGTTTGACGATAGAGCAGAAGCTGATAAAGCGATTGAAGAATTGCGCAGAAAAAGAAAAGGATAAAATTCTACTTATGGTAAAATAATATTAACGAAAGCGAGGTTATAGATGGCTAAAGATGATTTCTTTTATATCTCTTATAAAATTTTGGCTTACCTTTATCATGCAATGAAAAAAGGCGAAAAAGTTGATCCAGGAGTTTTTGATCCACAGAATTACAGAGTGAGCTATCCTTATTTGAATGATATTCTTGAGGAACTAAAAGAAAATGGCTATATTAAAGGTATCTCTTTTATTGAGACCAAAGATGGTAAGTTAATTAATGGATTATCTGATATAAAAATTACAATTAAAGGGATTGAATATCTGGATGAGAATAGTATGATGAAAAAAGCCTACAAAACACTCAAAGAGTTAAAAGATTGGATACCAGGAACTTAAAAAACTAAGCGTTTGTCACTGACAGGCGCTTTTCTTGTCCGTTTCCGAACGTTGTGGACACTAAATAAAACACGAGAAAATCAGACTCCCAAGTCTTTAAATGCGAGTAGGAGGAACCAGAAATGGAACATACAGAACTTTTACCCCTTAATTTGCAACTGTTCGCAGAAGAAGCAGTCGATGAGACGTCTGAAGCTGGTTCGGAAACTGAAACAGAAACGAATGAAGAAGAGCAACAAGAACAATCAACTGACAGCGACAAAATCGTCGAAAAGCTTCAAAAACGAATCGGTAAAGAACAAGCTGAAAAAAATGAAACAAAAACACAGCTTGACCAAGCGCTGGCTCGTATTGAAGAACTTGAAAAAGGTGGCAAAAAATCAGTCAAAGAAAAATCTGACGAAGAAAAAGCTGCCGAACTTCAAAAAGCTAAAGACGATGAGATTGCAAGCCTTAAAGCACAAATCAAAATTTCAAATATCACTAGCCAAGCTGATGAAGTATTGAAAGAAAGTGGAATTGCTTTAAGTGCTGCTGAATTAGGATTGTTAGTTGATGTTGATGAAGAAAAAACTTACAGTAATGTAAAAACTTTCCTCAATTTGCTTGATAATCAACGCTCACAATGGGAAAAAGCACGAAACACAGGGACAACGCCTAAACGTGTTCCGGGTAATAATGATGTCGATGTTTTCAAACAAGCGGCAGCTAAATATTAAAATAGGAGATTTAAATTATGGCAATTAAATATTTCACAAAACAATACGCTGGTATGTTACCAGACCTTTTCGCAAAAAAAGCAGCTTTCTTGCGTGCTTTTGGTGGAGTTCTTCAAGTAAAAGATGGTGTCACTGAAAATGATACTTTTATGGAACTCAAAGTAAGCGACACTGATGTAGTTATCCAAGCATATTCAACTGATGCAAATGTTGGTTTTGGATCTGGAACAGGTAATACTTCACGCTTTGGTCAACGTAAAGAAGTTAAGTCAGTCAACAAACAAGTGAGTTACGATGCTCCTTTGGCAATTAATGAAGGAATTGATGATTTCACAGTCAACGATATCAAAGACCAAGTTGTAGCAGAACGTTTAGCACTCCATGGTGTGGCATGGGCCCAACATGTCGATAAATTGCTTGGTAAACTCTTATCAGATAGTGCCAGCGAAACGTTGACTGTAAAACTTGATGAAGATTCCGTGACTAAATTGTTCTCAGATGCTCATAAGAAATTTGTAAATAACAACGTTTCTACAGCCGTGCCTTGGGTTGCTTATGTCAATGCTGATATCTATGACTTGCTTATTGACTCTAAACTTGCAACAACTGCTAAAAATTCAAGTGCAAACGTTGATGAACAAACACTTTATAAATTTAAAGGTTTTATTTTATCTGAACTTCCTGATGAAAAATTCCAACTTAATGAAGGAGCTTACTTTGCTGCTGATAATGTTGGTGTAGCTGGTGTCGGAATTCAAGTTACTCGTGCAATGGATTCAGAAGACTTTGCAGGAACAGCACTTCAAGCCGCTGCAAAATATGGTAAATACTTGCCAGATAAGAATAAAAAAGCAATTCTTAAAGCCAAAATAACAAAGTAATTGCCCCTACGAGTGTAACGTTAAATAAAACAACGTTATCACTTGTAGTTGGGGCAAACGAAACATTGACAGCTACTGTTTTACCAGAAAATGCAGATGATAAAACAGTAACCTTTACTTCAAGCGAACCAACAATTGCTACGGTAACACCGAAACAAGGGAATGTAGTTGGTAAAGCTGAAGGTAAAACGAAAATTACTGGAACAACAGCTAACGGATTAACTGTTACATGCGATGTTACCGTAACTTCTGTATAATAAGGAGTAATTTATGGCTATCACTTATGAAATAAAAAAGCTTTTAGGCGGTTCATCGGATGAGCGCTTGGAAATAATCGAAAAACGCACTCGTGAACGTTTATTGCTTATTCTTGGTTCTGACCTTAAAGAAGTACCGCCAGAACTAGAATATGTTGTTTTGGATGTTTCCTTGAAGCGTTTTAATCGTATCGGTCAAGAAGGCATGCAGTCCTACTCACAAGAAGGATTAAGCATGACATTTTCAGAATCTGATTTTGACGAGTATGCCGATGAAATTGAATCATGGCGAAAATCAAAAGAAACTGAGGGCGATAAGAAGATAGGGAGGTTCAGATTGTATTGAGATATTTAGATGAAGTTACTTTTATCAAAGAATCGCCCGACTCACATTATGACCCCGATTTGGGCGAATGGGTTGAAAAAGAACCAACTCGAGCAGTATTTAGTGCAAACATCACTGATATTGGAACTGACAGAAGTGCAAAAGTTTTTGGAGATATTAAACAAGGGGCAAAAGTCATGCGAATGATGCCCCTTTTTACTATGCCAGAATATGATTACATTGAATTTGATAATAAAAAGTGGGCTTTAATGACTTACCGCAATCCAAGTGAGCGAAACACTTTTATTTTGCAGGAGGTCAATCAATGAAAATAACTGGAATTGATGCCTTGCAAAAGAAATTGAGAAAAAATGCCACGCTTGATGATGTCAAACATGTTGTAAAAAGCAATACTGCAAGCATGAACAAGAATATGCAAAATCTTGCTCCTGTAGATACAGGAAACATGAAGCGTTCAATAACCAGTGATTTTACAGACGGGGGTCTTTCAGGGACGACAGGTCCTCATACTGATTATGCTGGATATGTAGAGTATGGGACGCGATTTCAAGCTGCACAGCCATTTGTTAAGCCGGCTTTTGATGTTCAAAAGAAGGTATTCACAAATGATTTAGAAAGGTTGACGAAATGATTAAAACTCGAGACCAATCTATTTTTGACGAATTGTTCAAACGAGTCCAATCATTGGGGTATACCGTTTATGATTATAAGCAAATGAATGAAGTGGGCTATCCATTTGTTGAAATGGAAAGTATTCAGATAATTAATGAACCAAATAAAACAGATATCAAAGGCACAGTAAGCCTTTCATTGTCTGTTTGGAATAAAGCCGAAAAAGCAGGTCGTGTACTAGCTTCAAAAATGGCAAGTAATATATTTAATCAAGCATTGAATATAAGTACCACAGAGGGCTATTATTGGGCTTTGAATTTACAAGCAAGTACCATTCAAATGCTGGACGATACAACAACAAAAACACCGCTCAAAAGAGCGTTGATTAACTTAGAATTTAGACTAAGATAGGAGATTTAATATGGCAGAATTAACAGCCAAACAGGGTAAAGATATTATCTTGCTCTATCGTTTGCTTAGTAAAGCAACAAAAGAAGCCGCTTGGAAACTTGCATTCCAAACAGAACACTCGAATGAAAAAACTCGAGATTACAACACTACAGCTACCAAAGATGGGACAATAGGTTCTCTTGCAGCAATTGAATACAGTTTGTCTGCCACATCTATTGCAGCAAATGGTGACCCACATCTTGACGAAATGGACAAAGCGTTTGATGATGGAGAAATTATTGAAGTGTGGGAAATTGATAAAGCTGAAAAAGCATCTGACGGAAAGTACAAAGCTAAATATCTTCGTGCTTATCTTACAAGTTTCTCTTATGAACCTAATTCAGAAGATGCGCTTGAATTGAGTTTAGAATTTGGAGTGTTTGGTAAACCTCAAAAGGGCAATGCCACACTAACTGAAGAACAAGCTAATGTTGTTCAGTATGTATTCAAAGATACTGTTGCGGGATAAAGCTGAAAATATTACTGACTCTGCCTGGAGTACAGTTGTAGAAGTGACAATTTAAATACTATAAACAAAAGGCTAGAGATTCGCTCTAGTCTTTATTTTTTAAGGAGAAATCAAAATGGAATTAACAATTAATGACAAACAGTATGCTTTTATCTTTGGTTACCGATTCATTAAGGAATTGAATAAAAAAAATGAAGTCACAGAGCGTGGGATGACTTTAAAAGCCGGCTTAGATAATGCTTTGATGAACTTCTTTAGCGGAGATATCGAAACACTTGTTGAAATGCTAAAAACTGCGAATGCAACAGAAAATCCTCGTGTCTCTGAGAAAGGGATAGTTGAATGGATTGAAGAAAATGGAGTTGATGCGCTTTTTGATTTAGTACTCGAAGAGTTAAAAAAGTCGGAATTTACCAAGAAAAAAACGTTGAACTTCGAGAAAGAAGTCAACAAAAATCTACAGTAACAGATTTTGACAAACTCTATGAACAAGTTCAGTTAAATTGTTTGCGTTATCTCGGAATTGCTAATCTAAGAGATATAGAGCGCATGACCATTTCGGAGTATGAATTAAGGCTGAAAGCTTATAGGCTAAAAAGACTTGATGAGCAAGAATCTATTTACCAACAAGCATGGGCAAATTGGCAAGTTCAATCAACTAAGCAACAAGGTAAGAAGCAAGTTCCAGTTTATTCGACCTTCAAGAAGTTTTTTGATAAAGAAAAATTTGAAAATGATATTTTAGGAATCGAAACTTCGGACAGTGCTTTTAAAAAGGACAAAAAACTAATTAACCTCATGAAAAAAGCAAATAAGTAAGAAAGGAGGAAAAACATGGAATCTTATAGTGTAGAAGCGGTTCTGAGTGCTGTTGATAAAAATTTCACCTCAACCATGAATAAAGCAGATAGTTCAATGGGAGGATTAGATAAAAGCTCACAAAATACAAATACTTCTATCCTAGATATTGCTAAGGGTGTTGGGGTTTTTAAACTTGTTGATTCTGCGGTAGGTTTGGTTAGAAATTCATTAGATGGTGCTATAGATCGATTTGATACTTTGAATAAGTATCCTGTTGTAATGCAGGCGCTTGGTTATTCTGCTTCTGATGTTGATAAATCAATGGCAAAACTGAATAAAGGAATTGATGGCTTACCTACTTCTCTTGATGAAATTGTATCCAGTACTCAACAACTCGCTATATCTACAGGAAGCTTAACAAAAGGAACTGATACAGCTATTGCGTTAAACAATGCTTTTCTAGCTTCTGGTGCTTCAACTGCAGATGCAAGCCGAGGAATGCAACAATATGTTCAAATGTTATCTAAGGGAACTGTTGATATGCAATCGTGGCGAACACTTCAAGAAACTATGCCCGTTGCAATGGATAAAGTTGCTAAGTCTTTTAAAGACCAAGGTGTAAATTCGGTTAGTGAGCTATATGATGCTTTACAAAGTGGGAAAATTACATTCGATGACTTCAATAGTCGATTAATTAAATTGAATGACGGTGTTGGAGGATTTGCGGAACTTGCTAAGAAAAATTCAGCAGGGATAAAAACCTCGTTCAAAAATGTAAAAACAGCAGTAGTGAAAGGTTTGGAGAATGTTTTATCTGCAATTGATAACGGAATGAAGAGCGCTGGTCTTGGTTCAATCGCTCAGAATTTTGACAAGTTAAAAATTGTAGTTAATCAAGTTTTTAGTGCAATTACAAAAGCTATTCCTCCAGTTATTAGTGTAATTGCAAGAATAATCGCTACATTTAAAACTCTGTTTGAGTTCGTTAATCAAAATAAAGACTGGATTGGCCCATTAGTAGCTGGAATAACAGCTGGTGTGGCAGCATATAAACTATGGAAAGGCGCGATTACAGCGTGGAATACTGTTACTAAGATAGCTACTGCAGTTCAAGTGGCCTTTAATGCAGTTATGGATGCAAATCCAATCATGTTGATAGTTATTGCAATTGCTGCTGTTGTAGCAGGGTTAGTCTATTTCTTTACACAAACAAAAACAGGTCAGAAAATATGGTCAAATTTTGTAAAATTTCTAGGTTCTGCATGGCAATCTCTAGTTAAAATTTCCAAAGATGTTTGGGATAATATTACTAAAGCTTGGGACAGCGCAGTCAAATGGTTCACTGATACCTGGAACAACATCAAAAATGGAGCCAAGGGACTTTGGGATGGAACAATCCAAGGTGCCAAAAATGCCATTGATAGTGTTAAAAACGCTTGGAATGGCATCAAAGAGTGGTTCGCTAATCTTTGGAAAGGTACAACAAGCGGGTTAACCAGTGCTTGGGATAGCGTTACAACAACCTTAGCTCCATTTGTTGAGACAATCAAAACAATCTTTCAACCAATTCTTGATTTCTTTAGCGGATTATGGGGGCAAGTCAAAACTATCTTTGGTTCAGCTTGGGAGATTATTAAGACGGTTGTTATGGGACCAGTTTTGTTACTCATTGATTTAATCACTGGGGACTTTAACCAATTTAAAGAAGATTTTGGAATGCTTTGGCAAACACTAGCAACAGCGATTCAAACAATAGTCCAAACTTTTGTGAATATCGTAGTTGGATTTTACAATTCATTTTTCCAAACTGTAGTTAATATCTGGACAACAATTGTAAACACAATTCAAAGTCTTTGGGGTGCTTTCACAACATGGGTCGTTGATATGGCTAAGTCTATCGTTGACGGAATTGTTGATGGTTGGAATTCATTCAAGCAAGGTACTATTGATTTATGGAACGCTACCGTTCAATGGGTCAAGGACACTTGGGCTTCATTCAAACAGTGGGTTATTGGCTCTGCCAATGCTATTGTGAATGGAGTCAAACAAGGTTGGGAAAACCTCAAACAAGGCACAATTGACTTGTGGAACGGAATGATTAACGGACTCAAAGGAATTTGGGACGGTTTGAAACAAGGCGTTAGTGATCTGATTGATAATGTTGTAAGTATCTTCAATACCTTGAAAAACATCAACTTACTAGATCTTGGTAAAGCCATTATTGATGGTTTTGTCAAAGGTCTAAAAAGTGCATGGGAAGCGGGTATGAAGTTTATTGGCGGAATTGGCGATTGGATTCGTGAGCATAAAGGGCCAATCCGTAAGGATAGAAAACTTTTAACTCCCGCTGGTAATGCCATTATGAATGGTTTGAACTCTGGTTTAACTGGAGGTTTCCGTAATGTTCAATCCAATGTTTCAGGAATGGGCGATATGATTGCTAATGCAATTAATTCTGACTATTCTGTGGATATTGGGGCAAATGTTGCGGCAGCTAATCGCTCAATCAGTAGTCAAGTTTCTCATGATGTGAATCTTAACCAAGGCAAACAGCCGGCTTATGTAACCTTAAAACTCGGAAGCCAAGAATATAAGGCTTTTGTTGAAGATATTTCAGGAGTTCAAGGCTGGCAAAACGTCATGATGAATAAATTCTAGTCGGGAGGTAGAAATGTACAAGTTTAGAGATACGACAAAACAGGAGCATTATCGCAACCTTCCTTTTATTCCAACCAGCGCCATGAGTTATGATGGGACTTGGTTAGAAGAACTCATAGAAGGTTATCAGACTTTGACGGTTGAGGGGCGAGAAATGTATTCTCTCAGCTTTGAATCACAAGAAATGCAAGTGGGAGGAGTAATCACCAATGTGAAATATCCTCCTCGGGAGCTGACGATAAAATATAAGCTTGAGGATAGGGACCCTCGAGCTTTACAAGAAAAGTTTGATACTTTAAAAGCATTCTTGATTCGTCAAGAAGATGTTCCCATTATTTTTAATGATGATCTGGAATATACTTTTTATGGCCGTTTCCAAACTGCTGATACTGTAGCGGGAGATACTAATTCAATTATTTCAAGTTTTACTGTACTTTGTAGTGATCCATTTAAACACGGAAAAATTCAAAGTGTAAAAAATAAGGTCATTGAAGTTTTACCTTACCCAGTTAAACCGGATAAGCTATCATTCAATTTACTGACAGAGGGTTTACTTGCAACTGACGGAAATTATCGCTTGAAATCATCACAGGCTAAAAAAGGCGACCTATTGGAATTTGATTTTCAATCTGGCAATACTTTTCTTAATGGAAAAGTAAACAATAATCTCTTAAACCTTGATTCTGATTTTAAAAATATCAGATTGATAACTGGAACAGATTTTTCAAGTTCAGACTATGAGTTAACGATTCAATATAGAAAGGCGGTGCTTTAGTGAGTAATATCTTATTTTTAGATAAGATGCAACAAGTTATCAAAAGTTATGATTCTGATGAGTTCATAGAATGTGTTCAGACAAAAGAAATCACAACCAACGCTTCTGAATTAATGAATGACACACTTTCAGTTTCTTTACCTTTTGACGAAACAATTAAAGATGCCAGCTATATTGCAGTCAATGATACGAAAGAACAAGAGTTTTCTTTATATCGAATTTTAACCGCAAAAGATGAAGATAATTTATTATCATCTGAAGCGATAAATTTTGCAGTCGATGAACTGGATAATTTTATCATCAAAGATATAAGACCTAAAAATAGGTCTTTTTCTTATGTGATTAATCAGCTTTTATCTGATTCAGGTTGTGACTGGGTATTAGGTGTCTGTGAACCAATTAAAACAGTTTCCAGTACTTTCTACTATACTTCCATGCGTGAAGCTCTAAAAGCTCTACAAGAGTTAGGTGCAGAGTTTACCTTTTCAATTGAAATTACAGGAAATAAGATTACGAAAAAAATCATTAACTGCTATAACCAAATTGGAAAAATTACCAATAAACGCTTTGAATATGGCGATGAAGTTTTGAAAATTGTTCACCAACAAGACCGCACAAATATTGTTACTGCTCTAATTGGACGTGGAAAAGGTGAAGAAGTTGGGGACGGTTATGGGCGAAGAATTGAGTTTTCAGATGTCGAGTGGAGAAAGTCAAATGGTAAACCACTTGATAAGCCAAAAGGCCAAAATTGGATTGAATATCCAGAAATGACAGAAGAATATGGCATCCCGTCAAATGGAAAAATGTTGCCACGTAAAACAGTTGTTGTTTTTGATGATGTGGAAGATGCAAGCGAGCTTTTACAAAAGACTTATGAAAAACTGGCTTATTACTGCCGGCCACTCGTTCAGTTTAGTACTGAGATATTAGGCAGTGATTCAATTGGAAATACTGTTTCAATCCACAGAGGAGACCGAAATTATCACTATCAGACAAGAGTTTTTAAGGTGGTTACTGATTATGTTAATGGTCGAGTACAAGCTAGTCTAGGAGATAATTTAAGTGGCAACTCTCTCAATCGTCAGTTATCGCAGGTTCAAAGTAATATCTCTGACCTTGATAGCAATAAAATGACTTTTTATGATTCAACAGAGATTGGGAAGTATCAATCTGATATCATTCGAGGTGCCAAGGGTGGGTCGATTATGATGATGAACCCCTCTGATTTAGGTAAAGGAGAAAGTAGAGAACCGTTTCAAATGGTTTGGATGAATGGTCCTAGCATTGAAGAATCTGATCATTTTCTTGTAGCTAACTCAGAAGGAATCGGTTTTATTGATGGTAACTTTAACCTTGATAATTTTAAAACGGCATGGACAATTGATGGCATTTTTAATGCAGATTTTATAAATGCTGGTACACTTCAAGGGGTCAAGATTCGCTCAGTTGATAATGACTTCGTTATTGAACTTGATCAAGGAAAAATTCGTTTTATTAAAAGAAATGGGTCGTCCGAAAATGAGATGTTTGCTTTTGCGCCAACTTATACAGGCGGACAACTCCAAGGGATTAATGCAATTCAAAATCAGGGTTATTCTTTCGCCTTGTCATCAAAGGGAAACAACGGAGCGCTTTTAAATGTTTTAGAAATTCCAAAAGACAGTACGGCTGAAAATCGCAAATTAAATCTTTACGGAGAAGTAAAAGTTAAGGGTAACTTTTATGTTAATGATGTGAAAATCGATACCAACGGTGGAGGAAACTCTGGCGGCGGTGGTGGTGGCTGGAATGGAAAATATCCACCAGAAATCACAAGTGATCGTGATAAACGCTACTGGCAAATCTGGGCAATGGCAATTGGAGCTGGTTTCTCTAAACAAGCGGCTGCCGCTTTACTCGGAAATGCACAGGGTGAATCTGATGCAAATCCAACGGCTGATGAGGGCGGCGGACGTCCTGGTTTCGGTTATGGTGTTTGGCAATGGACGGATAGTTCAGGAGCTAGCTCTGGACGTGTTTATATGATTAACCTTATGACGAGAGCAGGAGTCACTGACAATCCTGACACAATCACAGCCCAATTCAAGCTCTTGATGTGGCATTCACCAAATGGCCAATGGATTGCGACAAGTTCTTATCCTTATTCTTGGACTCAATTCATGACATTAACCAATATCAATACTGCAACGCAAGCTTTTGTAGCTAACTTTGAACGTCCCTTAAACGGACATCCTGAACGTATCACTTGGGCCCAAGAATGGTATAACAAATTTGTTAATCTTGAAATCCCAAGCGGTAGCGGAGGTTATATTGCTCCAATTTCAAGTCCTATTACCGTAACAAGTGAAATGGGTTGGAGAACGAGTCCAATCACCGGAGCGCAAGAATTTCACAATGCTATGGACTTGGTTAATGGCAATCCAACAACTCCAATCTTAGCTTCAAACGATGGTCAAGTGGTCCAAGCGGGAAGCAATTATTATGACTGGTATGGAAATTACACGGTCATCAAGCATGCGGATGGACTTTATACAGGGTACGCACATCAAAGCAGAATCGATGTTTCTGTGGGTCAAAATGTTAAAAAGGGCCAACAAATTGGACTTATGGGAGCGACTGGCCCAGTCACCGGGCCACATTTGCACTTCCAATTTATGGACCAATATTGGCCATCATCAAGCGCTCACTTTAAGAATCCAAGGGATTATATCAAATTTTAGAAAGGGTCTATTATGACAGAACATTTTATAACACTGTCCACCACAGAGCCTAATAACAATATTGGCATTGTTAAGCTAAGACATGCGGATGTCAATAGTCAAGCCATTGTTGCTCAAATCGTAGAGAACGGTCAGCCCAAGAGTTTTGAGGGACTGCAACCGTTCTTTTGTTTAATGGCACAAGAAACCACAGGTCAAGGGGTATCAGAAGAAAGTGTTGTCTCCTTTGATGCCAAAAATGGAACATTGAATTATATTGCCAGTGACAATGCGCTTCAAATGGTCGGACGAAATGAAGCTTATTTTAGCTTTAGAAAACAAGTTGGCGAGCAATGGATTGAGCAGTTTTCTACTCGAACTTTCCATTATATCGTTGAAAAGTCTATTTATTCGCAACCCTTCAAAGACTCAAACTATTGGTGGACTTTCAAAGAGCTTTATCGAATTTTTAATAAGTATATTGAAGATGGTAAAAATAGCTGGGAACAGTTTGTGGAAGCAAACCGTGAAATCCTTGAATCAATTGATCCAGGAGGACGGTTACTTGCGGAAGTTTTAGACCTCAATAAAATTATTTATCGTAAAGTTCCAAGCGGATTTAATGTAGTAATTGAGCACGATTCAGAGTATCAACCGGATGTGAAAGTAACTTATTACAAAAATTCAATTGGAACCGAAGCCAATGGATTTGATACTGGTCCAGTATTTGGCGGAGAGCGAATTTATAACCTAGCTTCTTCATTAAGCTATATCAGAAATAAAGTCAATGTTGAGCTTCCGTCAGTTTATGCAATGGACGGAGAAGTTGTAAATAATGGTAACGAACTATTGTTAATCAACGGAACTGAGGTTATGCGTTTTGTTATTGAGGGCGCAACAATCACCAAAGGCTATGTTGAAAAAGTGAAGCCACCAACCAATCTAATTGTTTCTGATGTCACTTCTTCAAGTGCAAAAATTTCGTGGGAAAATGGGGGATACTATGGCAGATAAAAATTATTTACACACCGCATACTCTTGGTCTGCTGACGGTATAGACGGTTTCACGACTGTTTATCCGAATTTGAATTTAATAGAAGGCACTAAAGACTTTAGTGGAGATTGGATAAATTCTGGGGCTTGGCAAAATGACGGAACATATAAAGGCTTAACTGTTAAAAAACGGACTGCACAATGGAACGGTATAAATAAAACATTTACAGCTCCAAAAGACGGTGTATATACTTTCTCAGCATATATTAAAGCTTCGGGTACTACAACAACTATTATTAGACACAGGATAGTAAATGGAGTTGCACAGACGGACCATTTAATAGGTTCTAATTTTGACTGGCGTATTGATACGGTCACAGTATCTCTAAAAACTGGTCAAACAGGATTCTTTAGGTATGAAATATCTACTAATAATGCTGATGCAATTTTATGGACTGCTGGTCATAAATGGGAATCAGGCTCAACCGCCACTCCATACATGCTATCAGCTAGCGAAGTCACAACTGCTGACTGGCCAAAGTATGTAGGAACTTACGTTGATACTAACCCGGTTTCTAGTACAGTCTCAAGTAAGTACGATTGGGATGAAATGAAGTATCGGGTTTATTTAGATGGTACACCTGTAGGTGGAAGTAAACTTCTGTCATTTGATTTAGAAAATCTAAAGGCGGGCACATCATACAACGTTCAGGTTAGTCAAATAAATGGCAATGTTGAAAGCGACAAGTCAGAAAGTGTTGCTTTTAAAACAACACTACCCAAATAATAGAAATAGGAGAAATTAAATGGCTGATATAACAAAAATTATTCGTGGTATGCAAAATGGCGCTGAAACGATTGATAATAACTTTAATAAAATTAATCAAGAACTCGGAATCCTTGAAAAATTTGTGGATGTAATCTATCCAGTTGGTGCGTTTTTTATATCTAGTGTCTCTACAGACCCTAAAGACCTTTTTAAAACTGGAACATGGGTACGAGTAAAGGGTCGAGTGTTGGTCGGAGTTGATGAATCTGATACAGCTTTATCAACTAGCGGCAAGCAAGGTGGTTCAATTAATCCATTGTCACAACACACAATCATTCCAACTTCAGGAAACTTTGTTTTAGCTCGTGGAGCTGGCACAAACCACTGGGCTTCGGCTTCTGCACCAAGCGGTTCTTATGCAATGGATACAGAACCAAGTGGAATCACAGTTGGAGATAACACTAACCATAAAAACTGGCAACCGTTTGAGGCGGCCTATATTTGGAAACGTACAGCTTAGAACAACTCTATCGAAAGGTAGAGTTTTTATTAATGGAAGGAAAAATACAAATTGGAGTATCAATTATTAGAAAGCAGGGGTTATGGAGGAGCAAGCATGGCGAGAAGTGCTCGAACGATTAGCTCGAATTGAAACAAAGTTGGATAACTATGAAACAGTTCGAGATAAAGCAGAACGAGCGCTCCTAATAGCTCAATCAAATGCGAAACTTATAGAAAAAATGGAAGCTAATAATAAGTGGGCTTGGGGCTTTATGCTTACTCTTGCCGTAACTATTATTGGATATATCATTACTAAAATACTTTAAAAGGAGTTCCCAATGAGTTTAGATAATTTCAAAAAGCAAACTATTACATGGGATATGATTAACCAGGCATTTGAACAGCCCATTCAAATTATGGAGGGAGATGTCAATGCAAGAACGCTACTTCTTAAGATAACTGATAATGGTTCTGTACTTGACTTAACAGGTTATTCAGTAAAATTAACCTATCAATATATGTATAAATCTCAATCAGGTTTTATTATGTTAACTCCTAATGATATATCCAAGGGAGAATTCACGCTTATAATTCCTACTGAGATGACAGTATCAGGATTAATAAAATCAAATTTAATACTTCTCAACGAAAGTTTAGAACAAGTTATTGTCAGTAAGAATTTAACATTTATATCAGATGATTCTACAGTTACAGATTTAGCTCGAGAAGTGAATAATAAGATTGATGATTTTACAAAATTATTATTAGAAAATATGCCACAAGTAATGCGTAGTGAGTTGAATGATTTGCATGCTCAAACTGATTCAAATACGAGCAATATTGAGCTTAAAGCAAATTTAGCTGATATGACGAGCTTACAAAGCGCAATGACAGACCTAAAAAATGAAGTAGAAGCATTTGGTATTAGTCCTGAAAATTTAGTTACTATAAAATCGCTATTAGATGCAATCGCAAGTAATGCAAGTGAATCGGAAGTTGTTGAACTAATAAATTCAGTAAAGATTTTAACAAGTAACATTTATCTGATGAGTAATGGAGATTACTCTCCTAAAGCTAATCAAACAGATTTAGAAAGTTTACAGCATACTGTTAATAACCAATCGGCAACCATTTCAGCAAAAGCCAATCAAACTGATTTAGACAACTTACAAGCTACTGTTGATAAACAAGGTATTGCGATTTCAACAAAAGCAGAACAATCAGAGTTATCAACAACAAATCAAAATGTCGCAACTGCTCAAGAAACAGCAAAACAAGCTGAAAGTGAAGCTAAAAATGCAATGGCAAAGGCTACCGAAGCACAAGCAAATAGTTTACCACTTAATGGAAATGCTGTTAGTGCAAGTAAACTGGAAACAGCTAGAAAACTCGGAGTAAATCTTCAAGCTTCAGCATATCAAAACTTTGACGGGACTGCTGATGCAACTAATATTGGAGTTTCAGGGGTACTTCCTATTGCAAATGGAGGTACGGCATCAAGTGAAGGAGCTATAAACACGATTGCCTATGCCAACAGCGCAGATGGCACAGACGGCTTCACAACCGTTTATCCTAATTTGAATTTGTTAGACGGTACTAAAGATTTTAGTGGGACTTGGACAAATTCAAGTAGTTGGACAACTGATGGAACATATAAAGGTTTAACTGTTAAGAAAACAACTGGGCAATGGAATGGTATTAATAAAGCATTTACTGCTCCTAAAGATGGTGTTTACACTTTTTCACTTTATATCAAAAATTCAGGAAATACGGCAGATATATTTAGGTATTATGGGTTAAATAGTACAACAGGTTACACAGCAAAAAATCAAATTGGTAACAACTTTGATTGGATTAGAGATAGCATAACTTTAAATTTAAAAGCTAATGATATTGTGTGGGTTAGATACGAAATATCAGTCAGCGGCTCAGATTCAATTTTATGGACTGCTGGTCACAAATGGGAAGAAGGTTCAACCGCCACTCCATACATGCAATCAGCAAGCGAAGTCACAACCGCCGACTGGCCAAAGTATGTAGGATTTAGCAATATCATTAAACCTAATAAGAAAAGTTCTGATTATACGTGGTTACCAATGGGATTAGTAGCAATTGATAGGGCTACTGGTTCGCTTAAACCTGCGGTTATAGGTATAGATTATGCTCAAGCGCACCCAGTTGGTTCAGTAGTAACAAATATCTCAAATTCATCATCAGGGTATTCTACAGGAAAATGGGAAAACATTGGTTCAGCAGTAATTGGTTCAACGACAATATATTATTGGAAACGGACTGCATAAAAACATAAAAAATAGGAGAGTAAAATGAATCAAATCAATTGGAAATTACGTTTAAAAAGCAAAGCTTTTTGGTTAGCTTTACTACCTGCTCTATTCTTGCTAATACAAGCTATAGGAGCGTCATTCGGCTATAAGTGGAACTTTGTTATTTTAAATCAACAACTTGCTGCAGTAGTTAATGCTGCTTTTGCGCTATTAGCAATTGTTGGAGTTGTTGCTGACCCAACGACCAGTGGTCTAGGAGATAGTGATAGAGTCTTAAATAAAGATAAATCAGAGGAAAATAAATGAAAAAGTTAATTAAAAAAGCTGCCATTGGAATGGTAGCTTTCTTTGTTGTTGCAGCAAGTGGACCTGTATTTGCGGCAGTTGGTGACCAAGGGGTAGACTGGTCAAAATATAACGGAACTTACGGTAATTTTGGCTATGCTCATGATAAATTTGCTTTTAGCCAAATCGGAGGGACTTACGGTGGTTTTTTCGTTGACCAGGCGACTTATTCTACACAAGTTGCATCGGCAATTGCTCAAGGTAAACGAGCGCACACTTATATTTGGTACCAAGTCGGAGGTTCCCAAGAAGTAGCAAAAGCAGCACTTGACCGCTATTTACCAAGAATTCAAACACCAAAGAATTCTATTGTTGCTTTAGACTATGAAGGTGGAGCAAGTGGAGATAAGCAAGCAAATACTGATGCTATTCTTTACGGAATGCGTCGAGTAAAAGCAGCTGGATATACTCCAATGTATTATTCAGATAAGCCTTATACTTTGGCTCATGTCAATTATAAGCAAATCATCAAAGAATTTCCTAACTCACTTTGGATTGCGGCATATCCAAATTATGAAGTAACACCAGTTCCAAACTATAGCTTTTTCCCAAGTATGGACGGAATTTCAGTATTCCAGTTCACATCAACTTATGTTGCTGGCGGACTTGATGGAAATATTGATTTAACAGGAATCACAGATAATGGATACGGAAAACAGCAAGGCCAAGAAGTTAAACCCGATACTGCTACACCGGCCATTGAAAATAGTAAAGAAGCCAATGAAGTTAAAGGAAACGATGTAGAAGTTGGAATGACGGTTAAAGTAAACTTTGGCGCTAAGAATTATGCCACAGGAGAAACAATTCCTCAATGGGTAAAAGGTCAACCACATAAAATCATCCAGAAGAATGGAGATACTGTCTTGCTTGATGGTATTATGAGCTGGTTATCCGTTCATGATGTGGAAACTATTGATGCTTCTACAAGCCAGCCAACGACACCCGCAAAAAGTTATATTGTAAAACAAGGTGATACACTTAGTGGCATTGCATCAAACTGGGGGACAAACTGGCAAGAATTGGCTCGTCAGAACAGTTTATCTAACCCGAACATGATTTATACGGGTCAGGTTATTCGCTTCACAGGCGGTCAATCTGGGGCTACAGCACGAACTTACACTGTACGCTCTGGCGATAACCTTTCATCAATTGCGAGCCGTTTAGGAACGACAGTTCAAAGTCTGGTTTCAATGAATGGTATTTCAAACCCTAATTTGATTTATGCTGGTCAAACTTTAAAATATTAA